CCCGTGTCTGGGCTTATGACTAGGTTGACCATAGAGGTTAGGGCCATAGAGGTGCGCATTGGGATATTGCCGGATAGCTTGGTCACATTCCCATCGTCTATGGCGTCCTCTAGGAGCTGGCATTTGATGTCACCTACCGTGATGATGTGGACATCGGGGTGTTGGCTCATAATGTTGTTGCATAAGTCCATAGACCAAGGCCAGGCTTTATTAGTACCGCTACCGGATAGCCCTAGCAAAAGATTATAAGACATTGGCTTTAAGTGTTTCTTGGCTTCGTCTAGTTCGGATTGGTCGAAGAAGAGTTCTGGCTTGAAGTCTGTAGTTGCCTCCCAAGGCTCCTTGGCGTGTTCAAAGCAGTATTCGTAGAAGTTACGGTTGAAGCGGGCTAGGCGTTCAGGCTTAGGCAATTTGTAGTTTGGGGATCGCGGGTGTTGGCTCAAAGCACACTCTATAGACTCATTCAAATCAATGATTCTCTCACAATGGTTCTTCTTGGCTAACCAAGCTATGTGTTCGCCTAGATTCTCATTCTTGACGGTCTCGTCGTTCTTAATAAGCTTAAATACGTGCGGATTATTCTTTAGCACTTCAAAACCACGGTCTGAGGTCACATAGAATATCTGGTGGCCTTGGTTGTGGAGATGACGGATTAGGGGGGTGGTTATCACTACGTCACCATAGGCAGCGGTTCTCCAGAGAAGTATCTTCATCGCTTATACACCTCAAAACTTAGTCTCCCATAAGTCTTGGCTTCCCCGTCTAGCGGCATGGAGTTCATAATCTTCTGGTAGTCTAGTCCGGCCAACTGCTCCAAGAATAACCTCTGGTCTGCGTCTACTAAGACATTATTGGCAGATGTGGTCACAGATAGATGGTGGATAACACGTGACTTGGGAACCATCATTACTTCCCAATGGCGAATCTTAGCCACCAAACAGTAGCTGGAATCCGAACAATGATTGCGATACTTATTGTCTAGGAGGCCAATATCCCTAATCATATCCATGCGCAGTAAGGCGGAACATAGGGGTAGCCAGTTACAGGGGATTGCGGTGTCGGGAAGTCTATCTAGTTCTGTAAAATACTGAAAGCCCCTAATTAGGTCTGAGCCACAGAGTTCTACAGGCTCATTTGGTCTACTAGGGTGTAGGCGTACTGATGCTGATATACCTATCTTCGGGTGGGATTCTGAGACCTTTAGAAGCTCAGAAATAAAGTCAGGCTCAGGCTCGGTGTCATTGTTTAGAAGGAGGACATAATCTAGATTACGATATTGGGCAGATAAGATGCCTTGATTTGTGGCATTGGTGAAGCCTGAGTTTTCTTCAAGCCTAAGAACGTCTACTGAAGGTTCTATGAAGGGTTTTTTTGAGCCATCGTCTACTACGAGGATACTTAGTGATACGTCATCTGATAAACCGTGATTCTGTTTAACTAGCTCTATACACCGCCTAGTGTATTCTTCCTTGTCATACATTGGGATAATTACGCCCAAATTCATATCTTATACATGGCCTCAAAGAAATCAGACCTCATGTGATGCTGACCTACAAATAATGGAGTCCACGATTCTCGGGCGGGATAGTCCTCCTTCTTCCAAGTAATGTTATCTTCGTTGATATAGGTATCCTTCCAGCAAGAATAGTAGAAGTAGGAGGCGTTGTGATTGGCATAGTCAAAATAGGATTCTACGTGTTCCCTAGTCATTTCGTGAAGGCAGTCCATAGCGAGGAGAATGTCACATTTGCCTGAAAGCTGCTCTGGGGAATAAAACTCAATCTTGTTATTGGGAAGTACACTTCCTAGATACTTCTTGGCTAGGCTTAGAGAGGGTTCTACGTCGAATATTTTGTAGGAGAGCTTGGGGTAGAGTTGAGTGAGGATATAGGGGATACGCCCGTAACCTGCGCCTATTTCATGGATAGTGTGGATAGTGTTAAAGTCTATGTATTGGGTTAGCCTGGCATATTCGGATATTGTGGCTACTAGGTCTAGGCTGACAGGGCGACCTCTGTATTCTATAACCAAAGGATTTCCTTCTAGCGGCTCATGGAATTGGTCTAGGAATTTCTCAGGGAAGATAGAATATAGCTTATCCCAAATAGCCCTTACTTTGTCGTTATAATCGCTTGGGAGGGATTGAGTGCCATAATCGTAGAAATAATCGTTGTAAAGGAATAGGCCGATAGTACGCTTGAAGTTCTCATATCCAAAGCCTGTTAGTAGCTCATTGGCTTTCTCGTTTAATAACTGCCAGTATCTAGACGTAGTGTATGCCATAGGGTTTCTTAAAGAGTAGGTGATAATCTCTTAGTGGGCGAACATCAAAGTTTCTAATCTTAAACTTTGTTCTAAATCCAGTTTTCTCGACCTCGCTGCAAAAAGAATCCATGTCCCACATGATGTAGTGTTGGCGTATTATCCAATGCGCCCAGAGATTAGGATTTGACCAGTTGATTTGAAATGGGTCTGGCATTGAAACAAATAATAGCCCACCGTCCTCTAGCATATAGTAACACTTGCTTATCGCCTCTATTGGGTATTGGATATGCTCAAAGAAATGGTTTGCGATGATTATGTCGAATTTCTCGTTTATGGCTTCTTTGTCAAAGTCAGCCACGATTATTCTATGTTTGGAATCTTTGTGAGGAGCTATGTCTAGGCCGATAGTTTCATATCCATGCTTGGATGCCTCGTCCAAGAAATAGTCTACGACATAGCCTAGGTCTAGGAGCTTCTTGGAGCCGTTACTGTGTAGGAAGAAGTCTTTGGAGTAGTGATTAAAAAGTTTCTCTAGGTGTTCTTTATAACCTTCTTGCTTGTGGTCTTCTGAGTATTGGGGATTAAAATAGCTTGTTTGGTCTATATTGTCCCAGTTGGTATACCAGATGTTTTTACAGTTACAGAAGGAATAGCCTCTATCGTGTGTTGGGTGGGCTTCCTTATTGACTAACACTATGCCGTTGACTACCACGGGCTTCCTCATGTGGCAAAACGGACACTCTTGCAAACACCAAGTTTCTACGTTAGGAAGGGTTGGAGCGATGCTCATAGGCTTCCTTTACTTTGGACATAATCTTATCTTCATTGAAGAATACACACGCTGGCAGTCTTTCCTTGGTTGGGCAGCCATAGTATCTATTGGGGGATTTATGGCATGGCGAACAATACACCTCCGACTGAACCCAATAGGCATTCTTAGCATACTTTATGTGGTTATCCCAAGAGGCGGCGGTTAATAGTTGAATGGTTGGGGTGTCCCAAGAATGGGAGACACACACTAGTCCTGTCTCTGGGCTAATGACTAAATCAAAGTATTTGGACATTAGCGCAACACTTCTAAAGTTCCACTTATCTACTTTGGATATAATACGCTCCCCCTCAAACACATCATCTAGGCAATCCTTATCCCCTGTTAAGACGATTAAGGCGTTGGGATAGGTTTGGAGTATCTTGGTAGATATACTCTTGGCCTGTTGGAATCTTTTGTGTAGGGAGGAGCCAGAGAGACAGACTAGGATAATCCAATCGGCATTATACTTAGCCTTTTGGCTAGCTATCCATTTCTCTGCTTTCTCATGACAGGCTTCACCGTAATATAGTTGGCCTCTTGTGCCTAAATAGGAATCGGGGAGATTACAAGCAGAGGTCATAACGTCGTAGTAGTTCATCTTACCAAACCTTTCCCTGCGGTACTCGTCATTACGATAGTAAGCACTATCGGTTTCTAGGAGGCAATATTCGGATTCTATTGTGTGCATGAGATTGAAGAAGAGGTCGTAGGAATCGTGGCTATATTCCCAACGAGTCATGAGTTCGCCGTTGGTGATGCCGTTGGTGTCGAGCTTGATTAGCTTATCTACGTAGGGGTTGCCGTAGAGGATTTCGATTCCCCTATCGCTTGTTTCAAATGTTAAGTGGTCAACTTTGAAGTGTTCCTTGATTAGTTTGGGAAGGTGGGCGCAGTGCATCATGTCGCCATATGCACCGAGGCGGCTTATTAGGCAAGTTTTCAAAGGAGCTTTACCTCTGGTATTGGGACTAAGTATTTAGCTCCAAGGTGCTTGGTCTTGGCGATTAGTTCTGGGGCGAAGTTCCAGGCTAGGAGGAGAATGTAGTCCGGCTTCTCTTTCTCAAAGTGTGAGAAGTCTACTATGGGGATTTGGCTGCCGGGGGTTAGTTTCCCTTGTTTATAGGGCGTTTCATCGACAATGGAGTGGATCCTATCATTGCCTATACCGAAGTAGTTTAGGAGACTGATACCTTTGGCTGATGCTCCGTAGCCCATAATCTTCTTACCCTCATCATAGATATCTTCTAGCCATTGGAGCAAATCTTCGCCTATGGCGTAAGTATTCACACTAAAGTCTACATAGGTTGATGGGTTATATAAGCCATTAGCTTGTTCTGACTCAAGAAGCTCTGTAACGGAGGATTCAACAGGGTAGTGATTCTTGGAGGCGTAGATTCTTATTGAGCCACCGTGAATAGGAAGTCTCTCCACGCGGAATATCGGGAGGTTATGAGTGTTGAATAAGTGGACTAGGGGCTTTAGGAGAAAGTAGGACAAGTGTTCATGATAGATTGTGTCGAGTTGGGTATTGGCTATTAAATCTCCCATATATGGAAATTCTGCTATGAATACAGCCTTCACATCATCATAGGTGCATAGTTTGATTCCCCTTAGGAAATCGTCTAGGTCGTCTACATGGGCTAAGACATTTTGGGCTATGATGAAGTCTGCCCGACCTGCGGCCATACATCTTGAGGCGGATTTTTCGCAGAAGAAATCATTGTGGACGGGGATACCTAAGCTAGTTGGTAGTTCACCCTTTTGCCAACCATAGGGTTCTGAGGCCAAGTTCTTCGCTGGTTCAAATCCTAAGAATCTCTGGAAGCCAGCTTTCTTGAATTGAGTAAGTAGACACCCATCATTTGAGGCGATGTCCATGACTAGGGGATATTCTGATGGATGAAATTCAGTCTTTAGCTTGATGGCTAGGTCGTAACAATGCTTCTTAAAGGTTTCTGAGATAGATGAGTGATAAGCATAATCGCTATACATTATCTTCGGGTCTACTACTATGTTGAGCTGGGAGAGATAGCAGTCTTGGCAGAGTAACACTTCTATTGGGTAAGTCTTTTGGTGTGATTGGCTATCGGAAAGAGAGTTGGCTAGGGGGACGCTGCCTAGATAAAGATAGCTTAAGATATTTGAAGATTTACAGATTCTACAATATTCAACTTTCCTAAAATCCATTTGTCCTCTTTTTGAGGTTAGATAGATTTGGGAGAGGATAGGGTTAGCTACCCCCTCCCATCTCTAATTACTTAGTTATCGGCAACCTCAAACGTTTCCCTATATTCCACATTGGCCTGAATCGTCTGATTCGGGTCAGCTGTGCTTAATACAGAGCGAAGTGTGAGAGTGTCGCCAGCGGTTAGGCTGGTTTCAGTCACGGAACCTTCGACAGTCGTACCAGCGGTGGCGTTGGTAGCGAATGTGAGTGTTCCTAGAGCTGTCGTACCCTTTGCTAAAACCCACTGGGACGTTGCGCCTGAACCTGCTACGTTAGCGACAATATTCCAATCGGTGATAGTGACAGGAAACATAACGGTGATTGTTTGCACTAGGGCAGTTGCGCGAGTACCGCAAGTAGCCTGAGTGAAACCAAACGCTTTCTTCGACCCATAGGAAGGGTCAGAGTAACTTCTGCCGCCTTTAGACATATTGTTATCCTCCCTTCTTAGAGTGAATCAACAGTTATGATGCGAGTCTGGCCGTCTGCCTGGCCATTTAGGATACCGCTAAAGCTCCAAACTTGCTGGAAGCCTAGCAAGCCATACCATGCTATTGCTTGGTCACGCCCGAAGTCAGTAGGAATACCTATTCTGATTTCCTCGGGGATTGCCACACCTTCACGAACCGCATCAGCACCGAAGAAAGCGGCCTCGCCATAGAGACCGTTAGAGCCATCGGCGTTTGAGAGGAAGTTCGTTTCTTCTACGAAACGGCAGCCGTAGTAACGACCAACTTCCCCGATGTACAGGGGGTCGAGGGTCGTGAGTTGGGCTTTGGCTTCGAAGAAGTCGTAAAGACCTCTGATTGAGTTAGTGGAGGCAACACAGGCGTAGAGACCTTCAGCGCGAGTGGGGATAAGGAGCTTCTTCATCTGGTCGATAATGTCACGGACGTTCTTATCTGACATATTCGCACCAGCCGTAGCGACCTTAGTTCCGCTTGAGCCGAATGTAGTCGTGGCTGTGTTGGTAATCGTGGCGATATAATCGTTGGTCATGAACTGGGTAGCTGCAGCCGAGTCCAGAACAACTTTCATATCGTTGGTGAGAACTGTACGGATTGTTTCAGGAACCTGAATATCGGCCAGAGTCTTGACTTTCTGGGTATAAGGAATGCTATTCCCATACTCAGTCATCGTCAAGGTTCCCTGGAGGATAGTATAGTTCCTCTTCGGAATCGTGTCCGTTTCAATCAGCGTACCGCCCGAGGTAGAGATGTTTGAAATCTTATCGAAAAACACCTTGTTCCCACGGTTAGCTCCAGCGGCAGGTTCCATGTCAACGAATTGACGGAATTTCTGCATCGTCTGGGCTTTATAGCGGAGCTGTTGAGACAGAGTGTTGTTTGTGAAAAACCCGCCTAGCGAGTTTGTCGCAAATATCTGTTGTCCCATTTTAATACTCCATTATTGTCTGGAAGGTATGCGGGAATTTCGCAGTCTATTCCGTTGTTTAATTTCTTCTCTCACCTTGTCGGCGTCTGAGAGGAGATTGGAAGGGGGGGTCGGCGTATCTTCGGCCTCTACTGCTTCTGGGTCGGCCAAAACTTGTCTTGTAACACGCCTAGTCTCTATTCCATCTGCCTTGGGAGTGCTAACTAATCCTTGTGCATGAAGTTCCCTATTGGCATCCTGTACGGCTCGGCGCAGTCCCATGGCTCTATCGGGGTCGTTATAATAGAGCTTATGGAGTTCTGGGTCGTTATAGAGAGCCATGGCGGTCTCGAAAAGTTTACCCTTTTGATTGGCTAAGGTCATGTCGGCTTTCATGTCAACGTGACCTTTGTCATCATAGATGATGTAGTCTTTTGCGAGGTCTAAGAGTGCTTGATTCTCACGGGTAGCTCTAGCTTCGGCTTCCTTCTTAATATTCGCTTGGCGTTCCTCAACTTCTCTAATAGCCGCTTCTTTTTCCAACTTGATAAGATAGCGTGTAGCGGCAATCTCTTCCTTCTTATTGCCTTCTTCGGCCATCTTTACGATGTAAGCCTCGACCTGTTCGATGGTCGGAGGAGCATCATCCGTTTTCTTTTCGGCGGTTACTTGAGGATTAGCACGTAAGCGAGCGAGTTCTGCCTCTGCTTCTGCTAGACGTTCTTCCGCACTCTTCTGCTTTGCGACTACCTTGTCTATACGCTTCTGAACCGACGCTTTGATACGGGCAATAGGGTCGGTGTTTTCATCTGACTCCGGTTTCTGCTCTAGGGATTCATCCTTAGGCTTACTCTCGGTAGGTTCCTCAGGGTGAACTTCAGGTGTTTCGTTTTCAAGGATAATCGCGCTCTCTATTGCTGCACGAGGATTTTCAATGAGCGATTCATTATCCAGCCGTTTATCTGTTTCTATCAGCTCATTAATAACTTCTTGATTTGATAGGTCAGACTTGGTAGCAGAACCAAATGGTACTTTTTCAGCCATTTATTTCTCCCAAGGCATTTAGAGTTTGCCTAGAAACTTATTCAGCATAGCCTGGTGATGGGGGCTAAGTCCCATGTATGTAGTATATCATTGGTGCAAAGTGTCACTTTGATAACTGCTCCAAGTTTGATGCGTCTGCGGTAATCTTGGTGTCTGGATTATTTGAAAACGTCAGCTCAACCTTTAACGATTGGGTAATGTTGTAGTTGACTATCTTGCCGCCGGAGAAGTTGATTTGGATGTGTCCGTAGCGACCTTCGGTTATCCAACGCTGGATTTCTTCTAGGAGTTTCTTGGGAATCACTTGCTGTTTATCTCTTTGATAAGCTCACGGGCGGCCTTAACTCCATGCTTCTTCTCTATGGCTTTGACATTGTAAATCATCTTGTTGACGCCTATGGGTTTGAGGTTCTTCTTTTCCCGCAAAGCTCGCTCTCTGTGCCACTCGTAGTTCTGGCGGCTAGTCTCCTTGTCAAATTGTCCACTCATTGTGTACCGTCCCCGAAGTAGTCCTTCGCTCCGTGGCTGCCCATGTCCATGGCTTCTTTCCTCATGTCGCGCTCGTTGATAGTGGGCTTGTCCTTGGGCTTGAAGAGGGGGTTGAATGGGACGGAGTTTGGCTTAGGCTTGGCTGCCTTGGCCGCTTGCTTCATGGCTTCGACTATCTTGTCTACTTTAATTTTCGTTGTCATGTGCTTCCTCCAAGAAAGGGTTGTAGATGGGGGCTTTTTTATCGAGTTCTTCTTCTTTCTTAGACTGGGCTAATTTTTCCTTGGCTAAGATAAAATCATGCAAATGATTGTAGAAGTCCATTAGAGCCTTCTGATACCCTGCGATAAACACCGGATTCTCGGCTTTCCAATTCTGGGTCATTGAGCCATGCCAATAGCGGTCTCCACGGAAAGCACCCGACACACCGGCTATGGATTCTTGGATTAGGGGTAGGGCAATTTCTTGCCATGGCTTAGAGGAAAATAGTTGCTCGACTAGCTCTCCATTGAAACGGATTAAGGCTTCGGCTGAAGTAGGCTTAATCTCTTGCTTATCTGCTTTGGGCGACTTTTGCGGCTCTTGGGTCGCCGAGGCTACCTTGTGTACCTGCCGCTTTTTGGGCTTGGATACCATTTTTCATTTGCTCCGATTGAATGTGTATACTTGCGTGTTTGTTCATTAAGGCCGCGAAACCCTCGTTCTGCATAGCTTGTGCGCCTTGAGGGGAGGCTGCCCATTCTTCGATTACGGCTAGGTGAACGGCGTCGTTATCGTCAGGGGAGACTGGCACATCAAATCCATTTAACATACGCACAATTTCGGACTGTTGTTCTTCAAGTTCTGAGAGTTGAACGTCCTCTGGCGTTGTGATGAATTTGGAGCTTACGTCTACATCGGGGTCTTTGTCTATGTAGTCTTGGAGTAAGTGGTACACGTTGGTTGGGGTGACGACGCCAACGGGTTGCCCAAACTGCATGATAGTCTGCATACGTTGAAGGGCGCGAGCTTGCTGCATTTGGGAGTCGGTGGCGTCGAGGGAGCCAGACCAGCTGACTATCACTTTCACCAAGAAGTCCTCAGGGCGAAGGAGGACACCGCCCATCTTCATAGGGCGATGGACTGCTTGCTTGATGATTAGGTACATATGATTGGCTACTTCTGACAAGGTGTCTAGGAATAGACTTATATCCATATTCACCTGCCTGGTGGATGACTGATTTATCGCTTGGATTTCGGTTGCAGTACGCGCCGAACCTTGGTTGACAGCCGAGCGATTAGAGAAGTCAGTAATTGATAGATACTCTTCGGCGTACGCTTTAGCTTGCTGCTCAAGTCTTTCTGATGAGACATCGGTTGTTATCCCCTTGTTTAACATTTCTATTTCGCCTGGTTCGCCTTGGATAACTTGGCCAGGGCGCATACGGATTTCGTCCCCTGCCATGCCGAGCTGCTTACTGACTCGCCACATTGGGGCGTTGTTTAGCTCGTCACGGATTAACCTAGCGTTATACATTTTCTCGATAGTTTGGTGGAGGCCGCGAATCTTCTCGGGGACTCCTCTTGAGCTATACCATCTGGTATTCTTTAGCTCATAGTCGTGCTTAACGTATGTCCACATTCCGTGGTCGTAGGGAAGGGGGAGTTCTTGGAGGACACGGATGTCAGGAATGTTCTGCTTATTGTTATCTGAATCCTCTCCTGCTTGCTCAATCCAAGTGAATACCCATTTCTCGTTCTTGTACCAAGTTTGACATTCCCTGACATTGAATAGGCCGGAGTGGGTATCTAGGGTGCTAATGCCTTCGGAGATAGCCCAGGAGGTGTTGGTTAGCGTATCGTCGTTTGTACCGCCATCGGGGTTAAGGGATTCGACGGTGGCTAGGTCGTATATCTTGTTCTTGGCTAGTTTGAGGAGTTCCTCATATCCCATCCACATATCGTGACAGATACGGGGGAGGCGTTGGGTCTCGGTTCCTGAGCTAGGCACAATTATGCGAAGTCCACGCTCTGGGATTACCGTAGGCTCGGAGAATATCTCCTTCTTAGTAAACGTTATGACTTTCTTGCCTGACTTAAATTGTGCGATAGCCTTGTCAATTTGCTCTAGGTCGTCATCGTCGTTTAAGTCCATTTCCTCACGCTGGGATAAGATTATTCTCAGCTCATCCTTCTTCATGGACTTGAGTACCTTAATGTCTTCGGGCGAATAGTTGTCGGGTATATTGATGCTGCGATTAATGGTGCGTGAGAAGAATTTCTCTATGACTTTGAATACTGCGTGACCGTTTTCTAGGAAGTAGTCTACGAATAGCGTTACCTTCTTGGCCCAGCCGAAGTCACGTTTCTTGATGAGGTTATTAAGTGCGCGTTCTATTCTTTGGGCAGAGGCTCGAGTCTCGGGTGTTGTGACTTCCCCGTCGTCTAGTGTCACGATGACTTGCTTCTTCATTAGAGTAGCGACGGACACGAACATGGATTTAAGCTTCGTGATGAATTTGTCTGTGATGGGGATTGGGACTTCTGCCGCACCGGGGTAGGGACGGTTAGTTCTGCGTTTTAATCCAAGGCGAGCGTTGTAAGATACTACCTGCTTATCTTTCCAAACTTGTCTATCCATGTCGTCTTGACGGACTTTCGCGGCAAGCTTACGAATGAATTGATGGCGTTCTGATTCCGGCGAACTTATCTTCTGGGTCTTTTCCTGCGGCTCAATGTCCGTTGGCAATGGGTGTTCTACCTTTCAACTCTAAGTCTCTAATGAAGAGAATATGGGAGCGCACAATCTTCTTCAAAAACTGTTTATCGAACCAGATACTTATAAACTTATTGGGACATACATCTATCTTATTCATAATATCACAGCATACCAAGACTTCTTCCTTGTAGGAGTCGAAGAAGGGGTCGGGGAGGTTGATTCCTATGGTATCTGTGCGGCGTCTATTCATAATTACACCATGTACTGTATTTCATTCTTAGATTTTTTTTGTTGATTATATCTATCAATACGCCTTCTGGTAGAATAACCTTTAGTATTTATTACACCTACACTCACCTTAAATAATTTTGCGATATCTTTTTCTTTCCAATTCGCATGGGTTTTTAGAGCATGTATTTCCGCATTTCTTATAAGACGGATATCTTCCTTGAGTTTTCTATAATTATTACCTTCAATATCTTTTTCAGCATCTCTAAAATCAGAAAGGAAATGCTGTAACTTCATAGTGCAACTTATTTTATTATAATCATTTTGATTATGAACATAAGTTGTAGAAGTCCCAAATGAAAACTTTGAAGCATTATCAGAGTGAATGGGCTTTCCACACACATAACATTTATATTCCAACTTCTGACAAGAACAAGAACTACAGTGTTTCATTAGTTTCTCCTTTTTAGAGTTAACTTATTTAGAAACTTTCCACATAGGTGTATTATTAGGCTCATCTAATGTCATTCTAAAATATCCTGCCAATCCCCGTATTCCTGTCCGCTTCTAACTTCATCGTGGAAAACCACCTTACGATAGTTCTCACTCTGCATCACCTCCTTAACGCTGTGGGTATAACGAAGTCCCTCGACAGCTAAGACCCAGGAGTCTGCTCTATCGGGGGACGTGCCAATGGCTACCTTGATTTCTTCCTTGGAGCTGATATAGATTCGCCCGTTGTCCTTCTTATACTTAGTTGCGTTAAGCTGCTTCATTAGCGTGTAATCATCGTCGACTTGAACATTACCCGACTTCATTTGAAGGGCAGCTCTGTGATAGACCTCGTCCCTTCTATTAAAGTAACTTGGGTCTTTAGATTTCTCCGATGACTTAAACTTTATGACCTTTACATTCTTCTCGTTCTTTCCGAGTAACTGGGAGACTAGGTCTGCCACACTATTTCCTATGGAGTCGGCGATGAATACTTGAGCCTTGTACTTGTTGATGAGTAAGATGGTTTCTGCGGCAAGCTGCGGGTCAGTAGATGTGGCGATGAACTTTCTCTCCACCACCTGTCCATTATTCATAACGTAGAAGACTGCTTCGTCCTCGCCCTCACCCGCAGGGTCAAGACTTATCACTATTCTATCCGGACTAAGCATAGGCTCGTTTGAGGCGGCTTTCTTGAGTTCTGCAAACTCGAAGAGAACGCCTTCCTCGGAACCCTCGTAATTAATATCAAGTTCCTGCGCGATTTCTACCGCATCATTGTTACG